ACCAAGTTTGTGCCTGAAAACGAAAATCAAAAAGCATACTTACAAGGGGCATCGCAAGTGCCAGTGGTGGAGATCAACACCAACAATCTGGCTTTGGAAGAATCATCTAGATTTTTTGACATGCCCAAACCTGTGCAGAGTGTGGTCACAGCCACCATGTTCAATCAAGGACTGATCAAGGATCCCGAGCGCGGTCCTATATCTAGTTCTAGCCAACGCGAATCTCCCAGCGCGGTATTTGGAATCAGCACTCCAGGACCAGCGGTGTATCAAGGTGGCATGAAGTTTGGAGAAATCAGTGCCAAGATCAATGATGGCACGCTAAAGCCACAAGACCTTAAAGTGGTAGGACGCACCGGTGGGCATAGCTTGGTCATGGATGACGGTGATGCTGCCGGTACTACTCGACTCATGAGATTCCGTACCACAGCTGGTCACCAGATCACCATGAGTGACTCCGGTGATTTTTTCTATATCACTCATGCCAATGGCCTAGCTTGGTTTGAACTAGGCGCACAAGGCACACTGGATGTGTATGCTACAAACAGCATAAATCTACGCACTCGGGGAGATATAAATCTCCATGCCGATCGAGATATCAACATGTTTGCAGGACGTAACTTCAGTGTCAAGGCCAAAGAAAATATCGCATTACAGGCAGAAGTAAACCTGACAGCACGAGCACAAGAAAACATGGTGCTATACAGCAAAGGATATGTGGGAGTTAAATCCGACGGCAGTCTCAGTATGCAAAGCGCCATTGGCAGCTGGCAAGGCGGTAGCTTGCTCACATTTGAAGCTGGTGGCATTGACTTGAATGGTCCTTCTGCGCCATCAGTGGCCACGCCCAATCCCATAACTAAAACTGTGTTGGACGACACTTCTTTCAGCACTGCTGCTGGTTGGCAGGTCAACGCAGGTGCCTTGGAGAGCATAGTGAACCGGGCGCCCACACACGAACCATACCCATACCATAACAAAGGTGTGGATGTTGAAATCAGTCTGGAGCAAGGCAAACCACCACCACCACCTGGTGCTATACCCGTACCAGCTGGTGTTGAGATACAGAGGTCACAATGAGCGAGTTTAGTTTCAGCCTCAATGGCGCCAGTGTCGGTAGTCTAGTAAACCGTGTGCCACAGACCCAGGCCAGTTTTGAATCTCAACTAGCATCCGGTGCCAAAAATTCTGATTTAGTTTACACAGGTGACGATTACCTAATATGGGATCGCACTAATGGCGAAAGACTACGTCGTGGTTTGCCAGGTTTAGCCGAAATAGGTTATCCAAGACCCAAAGATTCACCGCCATCAGCTGAAAACGCCAGTGCGTACTATGGCCCACCGCCCAACATAAACATTCCTGAAGTCAGTGGCGAAGTATTCAAGATCAAAGGACCACCTGGGATGACTTTTGATCAGGCCAAAGCCATATTTGAAACCCAGGTCAAAACAGGTAGCCTCACAGGATTCAAAGTGGGTGACACGCTGAGTGCAGCCACGCAAGCCGCAGATGGTTTAGAAGCAGCCCGATCTGAACTATCTCAGGCCACCGCAGGGTTTGGTGGTGCATTACCTGCAGGCACAAACTTGAACAGTCTTACAGCATCGTTAGGTCCATTGGGTGCTGCTGCGGCCGGACAAGTAAGCTCTGCCATAACTGGCAGCACAGCAGGATTGGCCAGCCTGGCCACAGGTGCATTGAGTTTGCCTGGCAGTGTGGGTTCTGCGTTATCTGGGGTCACCAGCACATTCTCAGGACTGACACCGAGTTTGAGTGCAGCCAGTGCTAGTTTGACATCAACATTCAACACCGCAGCATCAACAGGCGGAACATCTGCTGTGCTAGGCGCACTCACTGGCGCTGCTGCTCAGATAGGATCTGTAGCCAGCCAGTCTATTGGAACTATAGCCAAAAGCATGACAGGTACGCCAGTAGCTGGCATCAATGTGGCCGACTTTGTGAAACAAGGTCCATCGCTAGGCAGCATAGGTAATATGACGTCAGCTGATGTCACAGGTGCGCTGGCCCAAGCCAACAAGTTAGTAGGACAATCTGCCAAAGACATCAGCAACACATTGGGTGTGGGCAAGTTTGGATTTAACGTCACGCAGTTGGAAAAAGTGGGTGTGGTCAAACCAGGCACTGCTGCCAGTTGGCTAGCATCTGGAGAAAATGATCTCACTGATGTATTACAAAGTCCTACGGTATGGACTGGCAAAGAAGGCATAAAAAATATTGGTAGTTTGCTAGGCAATGGTCCTTTACAGGACAAGTTCCAGCAGGATTTGATGAAAGCAGGACTCAGCGATCTCAAAACTCAAGGTATACCCACAGATACACTGACCGCACAAGCACAGGCAGGGGTGAGCACCATGTCTGCCAGGAGCGTAACTGCCACAATGGATTGGGCCAAAAACAATGGCTTGATACCACCAGAGCTCAAAGCATCATTTGACGACATATCTGCTAATTCTGCATTTGCAGTGAATCTGACCAAGACCAGGGTGGATGCTCCGGTCAAACAAGAAGTGACACCACAACCGGTAGAAGCTTCGGTAAATTCACAAACTGTGGATGCAGCAGCTACTAGAGTAGTAGGTGACAGTAAAGTGCCCGAAGTATTGGCTGGATCTAGTTCTGCTGGCAAGTTTATTGCCATATACCAATGGAAAGATTTCGTCGGTCAACTGGTGACTGCGTTCAAAGCATTGAATGCGGAACTGCATGGGCTAAACAGTGAACTAATCACAGCGATCACACAAGAAGAATATGATCGTCTCAACGGCCAGGCACAAGTATTGCGAGCTGCTATCCGTCAACGTGGACAAGAACTTTTCAATGCCGCCACACAAGAAGCCAACACAATATCAAGAACTAATCCCACCATTGATGAAAGAATCGCACTCAAAGAACTTGAATATGCTAACTTTCTAGAGAACAAAGAACTATTGAGAGAAAGTGATACCGCTAGAAATCTGCTTAGAGAAATACTGTACAAACTTCAACGAACTTCTCGATAATACGGTGGTTTTTAATCCATAAATACTGTCATGACTACCTTTGTTGGCTTCAATACTCAAAATCAATACAAAAAGTTCACGCTGATAGACTTTGAACTGATCAAACGCGACCTTTTGAACGCATTCAACATACGCCAGGGGCAACTGCCTGGCCGTCCTGGCTATGGTACCATACTGTGGGACTACCTGTTTGAGAACCAGGTGGATGCTGTGCAACAGGGCATCATCAATGAAGTACAACGTGTGGCCGGTGGAGACCCCAGAGTTTTCATCAGCAATATCAATGTTTACCCCGAAGAAAATGGCATGCTGATCGAACTTGAGCTGCAAACAGTGGGAGGCGTCAACGCTGAAATACTGAATGTGTTCTTTAACCAAGTCAGTCGCTCGGCCAGCTATGTATAACTACCCAGTTTTTTGTGTCCATAAATAAAAGATCAAGACACAAAAGGTCCAACAGTAATGGCAAAAACCACAAGACAAACAGCGATATTTGGGGTTGAGGATTGGAAACAGATCTATCAAACCTATCGTGAAGCTGACTTCCAGAGCTACGATTTTGAAACTCTACGCAAGAGTTTCGTAGATTATCTGCGTTTGTACTACCCAGAAACATTCAACGATTACACTGAAAGTTCAGAATACATCGCCCTGTTGGACGTGATCGCTTTCATGGGACAGGCACTGGCCTTCCGCACAGATCTAAACACCCGCGAAAACTATCTTGACACCGCAGAGCGTCGTGACTCAGTCACACGCTTGGCCAACTTAGTGAGCTACACAGCCAAACGCAATACTGCGTCACAGGGCTTGCTCAAAGTTTTCAATATCAGGACCACAGAAACTGTGGTGGACTACAACGGTGTGAACCTAAGCAACGTCACTATCAACTGGGCAGATCCCACTAACCAGGACTGGTTAGAGCAGTGGAACACCGTGATCAATGCAGCCCTGGTCAGTAGCCAGAAAGTTGGACGACCCGGTAACCGCCAAGACATCTTGGGTGTGGAAACTTCAGAATACGGCATCAACTTGGTGCCTGGTTACTTGCCAGTGATTCCGTATACTGCCACCGTTGACGGTGTGAACATGCCATTTGAAGCAATGACTTCAACCAGCGTGGGCCGCGATTATATCTACGAACCCAGCCCACGTCCCAACGTTCCTTTCAACGTGTTGTATCGCAACGACCGATTGGGGTTCCAGAGCGCCAACAACGGTTACTTTTTCTTCTTCAAGCAAGGTACCTTGCAGAATCAAGACTTTAACTTGGCCGAACGTATCGCTAACCGCACAGTGAACATCAACATCGAAGGTGTGAACAACGACGATCGTTGGTTGTATCAACTAGACAACGTGGGCAACATCTCTCGTCAATGGGCGTTTACTGAAAATATCTATGCTTCGGCTGCCGAACAGACTGCTTTGTTGCGTCCTATATTTTCTACCACCAGCAGGACCAACGACCAGATCACCATGGTGTTTGGAGATGGTGTGTTCAGCGAGATTCCAGTGGGCATATTCCGTGCCTATGTGCGTGCCAGCAACGGTTTGCAGTACATCATCAATCCTGCCGAAATGCAGAACGTGGTGCTGCCTATCAGCTACATCGACCGCAACGGTAATCTACAGACACTGACATTCACCTGCGGTATCACACAGCCAGTGAGCAATGCACAGGCCCGTGAAAGCATTGACGCCATCAAACAACGTGCGCCTGCTAGATACTACACCCAGAACAGGATGGTCAACGGCGAAGATTACAACCTCTTCCCATTTACCTTGTACAACTCAATCATCAAGAGCAAGGCGTTGAACCGCGCCAGTATTGGTACCAGCCGCTATCTTGATCTAGTAGACAACACTGGCAAGTATTCCAGTACCAACACTTTCTCTTCCGATGGTGCTATGTGGGAACAAGATGTGTTGCCCACAGTGCTGTTCTCTTGGACCAACCGCAATGAGATAGCAGACATCATCGCCAACAGTGTGCAGCCTGCACTAGCCGGAGCCACATTCAAACAGTTCTACTATGCTAACTTTCCCAGGATAGATGTCAACACTGGAGGCACTGCACTGAGTTCTTGGCATCAGAGCACCACATTGGCCAATGAGACCACAGGCTACTTTGAAAATGCTCTTGGTGCGCCTGTGATGGTAGGCGATTACAGCAGCACAGCATTCAAGTATGTGGTGCCTCGCAGCTTGATCAAGTTTGTACCTCCTGTGATCAACGGACAGCCTTACTATTTTGATTCCAACAACAGACTCAAACCAGGATTGCCCACTCGTCCTGAAGACCACTTGGAAATCTGGGCCAGCCCACTGGCAGTGATCGGAGATGGCAGCAACGGAGGGGTAGGCAACTTTACCGACGGACAAGGTCCTGTTACACTCAACAACTTCGTGCCCACAGGTGCTGTGGTTGAAACCATAATACCTATATTCATCACTGACTTACCTCCCAGTATCAAAGAAGCCATGACGCAGCAGATCCTGCTGTACAGGAACTTTGGTCTTGGCTACGACAACGACGGCAGCATCACTGGCACAGCAGGCACCTGGTACTTGATCACCAGCACTAACCTAGATGCTGATGCTACCTGGAGCCAAACCTATGCTGGCAATACTTCTGGCGCCAATCTTGATGCCAGTTGGATGGTGCAGTTCGTGGCAGTGGACAACAACTACACTATCACCTTCCGCGGATTGGCATACTACTTTGGATCAGTGATCCAGACCAGATTTTTCTTCTACGGCAACCAAAAGATATACGATAGCCGCACAGGAACCACGGTCAAAGACTTTGTGAACGTGTTGGCAGTGAATACCAAGCCCGATAGCTCATCTCCCTTGCCCGGCGACATCTATACCACTATCATTGGTCAGCCTGTGGAAAGCGACGGCTATGTGGACGACTTCCAGGTGCTGATCAGCTACAGAGACAGTGACAGCGACGGTATCCCAGACAATCCAGATTTCTTCAACGAGATCGTGGCACCTGAAGTAAACCCCGATCTCAAACTGGTGTTCTTGCAGCAAACAGTGGACTTTGATAATCTACAACGCTATCTGTTGGTAGAGCCAGGAGTGGTCAACTCAGACTATGCCACCTATGACACCATTGAACTGGTCAAGTTCCAATACAGTCCTGGACAAGTATTCTACGCCTACAGCGAAGATGCATTCTACAATCTGTCAATCAATGCAGCTGGTACTCGTACCATAAGTGCTGCCACAGGTTGGATAGCTCGCACAGGCCGACAGAGTCTGTACTTCCAGTACCGTCATAACTCGCCCTTGACCAACAGGATCGATCCAGGCACCACCAACATCATCGACTTGTATGTGGTCACACAGGCTTATTATACAGCATATCAAAACTGGATCCAAGACACCACAGGCACAGTGACAGAACCTGAAATGCCCACCATAGATGAGCTCAACACTGCCTATCAACAGTTACAAGACTACAAGATGATCAGTGACAACATCATCCTGAACTCAGTGGTATTCAAACCCTTGTTTGGTCCCAAGGCTGCTGCGTCATTGCGTGCCACGATCAAAGTGATCCGTGCGCAGAACTCCACAGCCAGCACCAGTGAAATCAAGAGTGCTGTGTTGGCAGCCATGAATGATTATTTCAGCATAGACAAATGGAACTTTGGTGATACTTTTTACTTCTCAGAGTTGGCAGCATACCTACATAGATATCTAGGAACTATCATCAGTTCTGTGGTATTGGTTCCTTTGGACACACAGAAATATTTTGGTGACATGTACGAGATTAGAGCAGAGCCTAGCGAGATATTTGCGAATGGCGCTACTATTGACAACATCGTGGTGATTGATGCATTGACCAGTACTAACCTGCGTACTGCCCCAGGTAGTGGAGTGATTTAATGGCCCGTATCCGTAGTGTAGATTTTCTTCCTGAGATTTTTCAAACTGACGCCAACAAACAGTTTTTGGCAGCAACCCTGGACCAGTTGATCCAAGAACCCAAGTTTAAAAAGACACAGGGTTTTATCGGACGCACAGTTGGACCAGGCGTCAACCCCAATGACAAGTATGTGATAGAACCCACAAAGACTCGCGCAGACTATCAACTTGAAGCAGGTGTGATCAGCGTAGATGCTGATGACAACACCAAGATCATTGACGCTATCACTTATCCTGGTATCAACGATGCACTGGCTTATCAAGGCTCACCTACTGCACAACCTGGTCGCCTCTACACCAGCGATTATTATTCTTTTGATCCGTTTGTTGACTTTGACAGTTTTATCAACTTCAGCCAATACTATTGGGTTCCCAATGGTCCAGATCCAGTGGATGTGCAATCCACAGGCATACCACTCAGCAACAACTTTGTGGTGGATCGTGCCAATGGTGTGTACACCTTTGGTGGCGTCAACGGCAACAACCCAACTATTGATTTGGTGCGCGGCGGAAACTACACTTTCCAAGTAGCACAGAACACCAAGCAAACTGTCAACTACCGTGTGACTCGCACCAATGTCACCAGCTTCAACATCAACAATGAACCCAATGCCACTATCACATTGGTTCGTGGTAATACCTATGTGTTCAACTTGTTTGTGCAAGGTGATTTTCCTTTCTGGAT